GTGGTTCTCTTTACGGAATCGGTGATGTATTAGCATTTAGTGGTTCAGTAGCAACAAGATTATTCAACTTAGAAATATCAGCATCATTCGGTCCAGATGCAGGAGAACTTTAAAATTAAATAAAATTATAATAGAAACCCCTCATAGTAGGGGTTTTTTATTTTATAATATATTTATGTTCGTAGTATATACTACATTTTTGTTAGATAACTTTAAAGGATTAGACATATGTCATCAATTGTTCAACTCAAACGTTCTGCGTTAACGGGTAAGGTACCTGGTACGGGTTCACTTAATTTAGGAGAATTAGCATTAAATACTTACGATGGTAAGATATTTTTCAGACGTTCAGGTTCGACAGACACAATCCAAGAAGTAGTAACAACAAATGTAGTAAACACAGGTTCCATAACCATTACAGGAACATTGACGGCAGAGTCCATTGTGGGTTCAATATCGGCATCTAATGGTGTGGTGAGTGGTTCATCTCAAGTAATTGGAATACTCTCCTCATTGAACTCTCACACATCTTCAATTAACAATTGGAGTAGTTCATTAGCAACCACAGGTTCAAATCAATTCAAAGCAGACCAAAATATTACTGGTTCTTTAAGAGCAAGTGGAACGGGCTCATTTGGTTCACTAAAAGTAAATGATACACTTACTATTAATCATGGTGAAGCAATAATTAGTGGTTCTGCATTAGTAACAAACGACCTAATTATATTAGGAGCAGTTAATGCAAGACAATTCAATATTTCAATTATATCTTCATCTGTCCTTTTTGAAAGTGGCAGTTCTAAATTCGGTAATACATCAGACGATATACATAGTTTTACAGGTTCGGTAGAAGTAAGTGGTAGTGTAACTGCAACATCCTTTGTAGGAAATGGTAGTGGTTTAACGGGGTTGGTAGTAGATTTAGGAAGTGCACAATTAAATGATGTGGATGGAAATAATATACCAGCACGTTCATTTGCAGAATTGTTTGTAGCATGTGCAGTTGCAGAAATTGTAGATTTGGATTTTGGAATATAATGATATTTATAATAAACATAACAGAATTAAATGGCAACATTAATATTAAATAATACAACAAGTCCAGTAACTACGGCAGGCCAATTAGAGTTTAATACTACTAAAAATACATTAGTTGTTGGAAATGGTGCAGCAGAAGTTAGTATGGCCACAACTGGTTCTAATACATTTGTTGGAAACCAAATAATAACAGGTTCAATTCAATTAACGGGTACAATAACTGCAAATGAATTTTATGTAACATATGTAACCGCATCTGCAGCATTTTCATCTGGGTCTACAAAATTTGGAAATGATAGTTTAGATATACATCAATTTACTGGAAGTGTCGGAATATTGGGTTCAGTTACATTACCAACAGTTGCAGGTACAGTTGCAACATCAGGAGAAAATAGAATATTAGTTACCGATAATAGTGGTAATATAAAATATAGAACTGATTTGTCATTGACGGGCCCACAAGGAACAACGGGAACACAAGGTACGCAAGGTTCAACCGGAACACAAGGTTCAACCGGAGCACAAGGTTCAACCGGAGCACAAGGTTCAACTGGAGCACAAGGAACAACGGGAGCACAAGGTACACAAGGAGTTCAGGGTGAAACTGGAACACAAGGTTCAACGGGAGCACAAGGTTCAACTGGAACACAAGGTATTCAAGGTACACAAGGAGTTCAGGGTGAAACTGGAACACAAGGTTCAACGGGAGCACAAGGTTCAACTGGAACACAAGGAGTACAAGGTACACAGGGAGTTCAAGGTGAAACTGGAACACAAGGTTCAACGGGAGTACAAGGTATTCAAGGTACAATTGGAATAAGTGATAGATTTGCATCAATTGATAATTCTACAACTGAGACAATTGGTGTAGGTTCAAAAACATTTACAATAACAACCGGATTATCTTGGTCATCAGGACAACAAACAATTATAGGAGTAACCGGTGATGGTAGTAAATATATGACTGCTACAGTTACATCATATAATAGTGGTACTGGACAATTTGTAGTAAATGTAACATCGGTAGTTGGTAGTGGAACTTTTTCAAACTGGCAAATAAATACAGCAGGAGCTACCGGTGCAGCTGGAGTACAAGGTGCACAAGGTTCAACGGGAACACAAGGAGTACAAGGTACACAGGGAGTTCAAGGTGAAACTGGAGCACAAGGTACAACGGGAGCAAATGGTTCACAGGGTGCACAAGGAACAAACGGAGCTGCTGGTACATCTATTACATATAAAGGTGTTTATAATGGTAGTACATATTATTATTTAAGAGATGTCGTAACATATACAATAGGTGGTATAACTTCAACTTATATATTTAAGGCGGCCGAAGGAGGTGGATATGTACCAACAAATACACAATATTGGGATTTAGTAGCAAATGGTGGTACACAAGGAACAACTGGAGCACAAGGAACAACTGGAGCACAAGGTGAAACCGGAGCACAAGGAACAACTGGAGCACAAGGTGAAACCGGAGCACAAGGTTCAACTGGAGCACAAGGTGAAACCGGAACACAAGGAACAACTGGAGCACAAGGTGAAACCGGAACACAAGGAACAACTGGAGCACAAGGAACAACTGGAGCACAAGGTACTGCAGGAACAATTGCAGATTTACCAATTGGAGTAGTAAGTGGTTCATCACAAATAACTTATGCAAATATTTCTTCAATACCATCAGGTATTATAAGTTCATCGGCACAATTGGAAAATGCAAATATAACTAATTTAACTATTACAAATTTAACAACAGTAAACCAAACGGCATCTGTTTTATTTAGTAGTGGTTCAAATAAATTTGGTGATTTTGGAAACGACACACATTCATTTACAGGTTCAGTTCAAATAAGTGGTAGTTTATCTGTAATAGTTGCACAAGGTACAACTGAAACGGATATATTAGTAGCAGATGTAAATGGTAATGTAAAGAAAAGAAGTGATATAAGTTTAACAGGAGCACAAGGCACAACGGGAGCACAAGGCACAACGGGTTCACAAGGAACAACTGGAGCACAAGGAACAACTGGTACACAAGGAACAACTGGAACGCAAGGCACAACTGGAACGCAAGGCACAACTGGAACGCAAGGCACAACTGGAACGCAAGGCACAACTGGAACGCAAGGCACAACTGGAACGCAAGGCACAACTGGAACGCAAGGCACAACCGGAACGCAAGGCACAACAGGAACGCAAGGCACAACCGGAACGCAAGGCACAACCGGAACGCAAGGCACAACCGGAACGCAAGGCACAACCGGAAGTCAAGGTACAACCGGAAGTCAAGGTACAACCGGAAGTCAAGGCACAACGGGTTCACAAGGTTCAACAGGAGCACAAGGTTCGACGGGAGCACAAGGCTCAACTGGAGCACAAGGAACGGCCGGTACAAATGGTACTGGAACTCAAGGTGCAACGGGAGCACAAGGTTCAACGGGAGCGGCAGGTGGATTTTCTACCAATTCAAATGCACAAGTAAACTCTTTAGGAGTAGGTATAGCCGCAACTGGAACTGCCGGAACTATTGTAGCAACCGGAAATATTACTGCATATTATTCCGATAGAAGATTGAAAAAAGATATTGAAAAGATATCAGATGCATTATCTAAATTAGAAAAAATAAATGGTGTATTTTATACTCAAAACGAATTAGCAGAAACATTTGGATATAATGACTATTCACAACAAGTTGGTGTAATTGCACAAGAAATACAAGAAGTATTACCTGAAGCAGTTGCATTTGCACCATTTGATAGAGATGAAAATGACAATTCAAAATCAGGTGAAAATTATTTAACGGTTAGATACGAAAAAATAGTCCCACTTTTAATTGAGGCTATAAAAGAATTATTAAATAGAGTAGAAAATTTGGAAAAGTAAGATATTTTTAGTATATTAAATATCTTATGATAAATAATTTTGTTAAACAGGTTATAGAAAATGGTGGTAATATTCATCCACTATTACTTCCATCTACGGAAACAGGCGGAACGGGTATTATGAATCCATCTATTTTTATTGATGGTGATAAAATACTATGTAATATCCGACATGTAAATTACACACTATTTCATTGTGAGGGTGAGCAACTATTTGGAAACAGACACGGCCCTCTTGCATACATAAATCCTGAAAATGATATAAAATTAAGGACAAATAATTTCTTGTGTGAATTAAATAAAGATTTTACAATTAAAAAATGGAATAAAATAGATACAACCAAATTGGATATAGAACCTGTGTGGGAATTTATTGGATTAGAAGATGCTAGAGTTGTAAGATGGGAAGATAAACTATTTTTTACAGGAGTAAGACGTGATACCAAAACAAATGGTGAAGGCAGAATGGAATTATCAGAAATTGTTGATAATAAAGAAATTCGTAGAGACAGAATTGAACCACCAAACGACCCAAATTCATATTGTGAAAAAAATTGGATGCCTGTATTAGATATGCCGTATCACTATGTTAAGTGGACAAATCCAACCGAATTAGTTAAAGTCGACAGAGATAATAGAACATCAGAAACAATACATCTAAAAAATGGATTTGATAATTTACAAAATTTAAGAGGTGGTTCACATATTATACCCTATAAAAATAAACGAATTTGTATTATACATGAATGTGATTTGTGGAAAAATAAATTAAATCAAAAAGATGCAAAGTATACACATAGATTTGTAATGTGGGATTTAGATTGGAATATTGAATGGATAAGTGATAGTTTTTCATTTATGGATGGTGAGATTGAATTTTGTTGTGGATTGGCGGAATATAATAATGAATTGTTAATATCATTTGGATTTCAAGATAATGCAGCTTTCATTTTAAGAATGCCTACTAAATATTTTGAAAAATACACCAATATAAAATTTCAAAATAAAAAAGAATATAGGAGTACAACCGAATATCCTACATTAGAAATTACTACTTCAAATACAAAAAGAAAAAAAATAGGATTTGATATTGGGGCATGTAAAGGAGAATCGATTCCTAAATTTAAAGGATTTGATAAAATATATGCCTTTGAACCCGCACCTTATGTATTTGATATTCTTACTAAAAAATATAAAAACGATTCAAGAATTGAATGTCATCAAATAGCAATATCTGATGAAGATACATATAGGTCTTTTAATTACCACAATCATTATGGGTACTCTTCATTTTTAGAAATTGATAAAGAAGGAGAATTTGCAAAGAAATGTCAAGAAGAAGACCCGGGTTTTGATGATGTTGCATTAGTGTTTGATGTTCAAACAAAAAGACTTGATACTTTTATGCAAGAAAATCATATTGAACACATAGATTTTCTTAAAATCGATACACAAGGAACCGATTTGAATGTAATTAAATCACTTGGTAAAATGATTAATAAAGTTGATATTATAGAAGCAGAAGTTCAGATTAAACCTTTATATAAAAATTCATTTTACAAAGAAGAAATTATAGATTTTATGGAAAAAAATAATTTTAATCTTATATTAGAAGAAGAAAATGAAACCGGATTGGATATGTATGAAAGAAGATTTACTTTTAAAAGAAAAAATTTTAAATAATGGTACATATTTATTAAAAATTTACTAAACAAATTACAATGGATATAAAATATATAAATCACAACCCTGAATCAGATTGGGGAATTATAGAAACAAATCAATTTAAATTAACCGAAGGAAAAGATAAACGATTTTTTGTTGTAGATAACTTCTATGCTGACCCAATTGGTGTTAGAAATTTCGCCTTACAACAGACATATTATCCAGGAGAAGGAGCCGTTGGTCATCGCACTAGAAAACAATTTATGTTTGATGGTGTAAGAGAAGCATTTGAAAGTATTATTGGTAAAAAAATAGCAGATTCTGACAATGGGTATGGTTGGTTTGATGAAGGTGTTAACGGCCGCTTCCAATATTGTCCCGCAGGAACACCATCGGTATTTCATTGTGACACTCAAAAATGGGCTGCTGTAATTTACTTAACACCAGATGCCCCACCGCAATCAGGTACTAGTTTTCTTAGACATAAAGAAACTAAAATATTCCACAACAGTCAAATTAATTGGGATGCTGGAGAAGGAATAAAGGTATTTAATCAAAAAACGTTTGTAGATGGTACACCATATGAAACGATAGATGTTGTAGGAAATGTATTTAATAGATTAGTTATATTTGATGGTGGTTTAATTCATTCTGGATTAAATTATTTTGGATGGGATATAGAAAGTAGTAGATTATTTCACATATTTTTCTTTAACGAACAAAAATGATAAAAGTTATAGGAACGGCAGTTATAAAAGATTTATTATATCAATATATTCAAAATCCAAAAAATAGTAATATTTGTTTTGAATTAGCACTAGAATATGAAAATTTAGGACAAACTGCATCAGCAACTGGATTTTATTTAAGGTCAATAGAATTTGGATTTGATATAAAAATGCAATATGAAGCATTATGTAGAATTGCACTATGTTTTGAAAAGCAAGGCAATAGATGGTTTATGATTAGAGGTATATTATTAAGAGCAATTAGTTTATTACCAAATAGACCAGAAGCACATTTTTTATTATGTAGAGCATACGAAAGAAATAGAGATTGGCAAGAAGGGTATACGCATTCTATATTAGCAGAATCAATTGCAACATCAGAACCCGAATCCATTACCGATTTGGAATATCCTGGAAAATGGGTATTTACTTTTGAAAAAGCAGTAGTTGCTTGGTGGATTGGATTACACAATGAATCTATCTATTTATTTAAAGTATTAAAAAATAATAATCAACTAACTAAGATTTATAAAAACGCAGTTGAAAATAATTTAAAAAATTTGACAAATAATTTATAAGTTATATTTATACAAAAGTAGATATATGCCATTACAATCATCAGGACAAATATCATTTGCAAACATAAATACAGAATTAGGTAGAGCATCGGATGCTCAAATTGGACTTAATGAAGCAGAATCTGGCACTTATGCACCACTAAATCCAAATAGTCCAAATCGTCCAAATGGTTCAAATCCAAATTCAATAAATGAATGGTGGGGATATGACCATTCAATACCACCATTAACTGTGTATACAGGATGTGGTAGGTCAAATACAATCACTGGTGTATGTGATGATTCAACTAATGCAAATAGAATATTTTATTCAAATTGTGGCCCATTTGATTTTGGTACGGATTGTTTTGTGTATATTGATACAAGTGCAACCCCATTACAAGGTTATGATTATGTTTATATCAATAATCTTGCATGGCAAATAAACAATAGTACAGGCCGTATTATAGCATATATATTTGAACAACCTTGTTAAAAATAAATTTATTTACAAATCAACTTATTTACTTTACTTTCTATATTTATAAGGGTATAAGGATTTCTTGTACTTTAAACTAAAAAAAAGAGTAAACTAAAATGGGACTTAAATTTAGACGTGGTACAACTGCAGAAAAATCCGGTTCATTAGCATTCGGAGAACCCTATGTAAATACTACATTAGGAACATTACAAATTGGTGGAACAACCGGTGATATCACATTAAGCACATCAGGTACAGGAAGTACCGGAAATTTTGGAGCAATTTCAGGTTCTGGTTTAGACATTACTGGAAATGCAAATGTTGCAGGTAATTTAACATTAGGTGGACAATTAACAATAGGTGATAACACATCTGATACTGTAAATGTAGTAGCATCTTTAAGTTCTTCACTTATTCCTCAAACAACAAATGTATTTGACTTAGGTTCTGCAAGTAAAATTTGGAGAGACCTTTATATATCAACGGGTTCAATTAAATTTGTAAATCCAGCCGGAACAGTTGTATCGACACTATCTGTTAATGCAGATGGTTCTCAAACTTTTCCAAGTGATTTAATCGTTAATGGATTAACGGTAGGTAAAGGATTAAATTCGGGATCTACTAATACTGCAGTAGGGGTAAGTGCATTAGGTGCAAATACGACAGGTACTACTAATACTGCCATTGGACACACTGCCTTACAAAATAATACAACAGGTGTTTCTAATACTGCAATTGGTGCATGGACTTTAACTGCTATTACAACGGCAAACGCTAATACTGCCGTTGGTTGGGGTGCTTTAAGATATAATACTACTGCTAATTCAAATACTGCAGTAGGTTCAGGTGCCATGCAAAATAATACAACAGGTAATGGTAATACTGCAGTAGGAAATGCATCTCTAGCAACAAATACAACAGGTGTTAATAATACGGCTTTAGGTACAAATGCTTTGGCTGATAATGTTGGTAATTATAATGTTGGTGTAGGTGCACTTGCATTAAGACTAAATGTAAGTGGTAGTAGTAATATAGCTATTGGACATTCTGCTTTAGAATGGCATACCACAGGTCAAGGCAATACTGTAATTGGTGATACTGCAGGAAATTTAATTACTACGGGTTCTTACAATACAATAATTGGTAAATATACAGGTGAAGAATCTTTATCTAATAATATAGTTTTAGCAGATGGACAAGGTAATATTAAATATCGTTGGGATGGAACTAATAATAATATTTATGGTAATGTAAATGTAAGTGGTTCTATTACTGGACAAATATTATCAACTAATGGTATAGTTTCGGGTTCATCACAAGTAATTGGTATATTAAGTTCTCTAAACACATATACTGGTTCAAATGACACAACTAATACTACTCAAAATAGTAGATTAGACCAATTATCAACTGCAAGTGGAAGTGCTATTACAAGATTGACAGCATTGGAAGTTGAAACGGCTAATTTGGAAACATTTACATCTTCTATTAATACAACAATTAAGACAAGATTAAATGCAGAAACGGTTGTAAGTGGTTCATCACAAATAACACTATCATCAACGACTGGATATGGTTCAGTATTAAACCAAGCAGTATTAACAACATCATCACCAACCTTCGCAGGTTTGACAATTAATGGAGCAATTACGGCAACGGGTGATATTACGGCATTCTTTACTTCGGATAAAAGACATAAGAATAACATTCAAACTATTCCAAACGCTTTAGAAAAAGTAACTAAATTGAATGGTGTAACTTGGGAATGGAATGATGATGTCAATGAAGTAACAAAATCAACTCCAAAAACAGGTTTGATTGCACAAGAAGTACAAGAAGTTTTACCAGAAGTGGTGAAAGAAAGAGAAGATGGTTTTTTAGCATTAGACTATTCAAAAATGATGGGTTTAATGGTAGAAGCAATCAAAGAACAACAAAAACAAATTGATTCTTTATTAATAAAGATAAATCAACTGGAAAACAAATAGATATTTATAATGGTATAATGAATTTATTATACTTTAACTAAAAAAAAGAGTAAACTAAAATGGGACTTAAATTTAGACGCGGTAGTACCGCCCAACAATCCGGTTCATTAGCATTCGGAGAACCATATGTGAATACCACATTGGGAACATTAGTAGTCGGTGGAGCTACAGGTGACATCGTATTATCAACATCAGGTACAGGAAGTACTGGAAACTTTGGAGCTATTTCGGGTTCTGGATTAGACATTACCGGAAATGCAAATATTGCAGGTAATTTAACATTAGGTGGAGCAATCACAATTGGTGATGCATCAGCTGATACTGTAAATGTCGTAGCATCTTTGAGTTCTTCACTTATTCCTCAAACAGATAATGTATTTGATTTAGGTTCTGCAACAAAAAGTTGGAGAGATTTATATATCTCAACAGGTTCAATTAAAGTAGTAGCAAATGGTGCAGTTGTATCAACACTATCTACAAATGCAGATGGTTCTCAAACTTTCCCTAATGGTTTATACTCTCAAGCAAATATACAAATTGGAGATGGTTCATATCTAAACGCTGGTAAATTCCAAGTTGGTAGAAGAGGAACTAGTCCTGACCAAAACGTTGTTTTAGGTATTGATATAATGCCATCTTTGACAAGTGGTGTAGGTAACGTGGGTCTTGGTAGAAGTTCATTATATAGATTAACAACCGGTAATTCTAACATAGGTATTGGTTCTGGAGCGGGATATGGTATAAGTGGTAGTAATAATAATAATATTGCAATAGGATATGGCACTGCTTTTTTTATGACCGGTTCAAATGTGGACCAGAACGTATTTTTAGGAACTAATGCGGGTAGTTATTTAAATAATGGTATTTATAATACTGCAATTGGTGGTAATGCATTATTAGGTAGTCTTAATTCTAATAATAACCCTACTAAAAGTACAGCATTAGGATATTCCGCAGGTGCATATTTAACAGGTAATAGTACAAACAACCTTTTATTAGGTGCAAATGCAGGCCCTAGTTCAGATACTACGGAAAGTTATAAATTCTATGTAAGTAATGGTGATACTGGCCAACAAGCATTTATGCTTGGTAATATGGCAAATGATAGCAGAACATTATCTATAAATGCAGCAACAACTATAAGTGGTTCTGCGATTATTACGAATGATTTAGATTTGTACGGAAATAATATTAATTTATATCACAACGGTACAACTATAATAAGTGGTTCTACTATTCAATTTAGATATGCAGATTTTAACTTGAATGGACTTAGACCACCTACACTTGGACAGGGTTTAGCATTGGATTGGAGATATGGTGGAGTACCAACAGGAAGTGCAGGTGGTGCTTCGGTAGATTGGGTAATTGGTGGAACCGGTGTATCAAATCATACAATGTTGAGTGGTCATCCAAACGGACTTAATGTTAATATAGCTCCTCAAACAGGTGGTACACTTTATCACGATTTATTATTCCCAAATAATACAGGTTCGGATTATCCAGGATACCAATACACATTCCCATCGGCAAATGGTACCATTGCTTTAACAACGGATTTAAGTTCAGGAGCAACTTCGATAACCGCTTTAAATTCATTCAGTTCTTCGGCTTTGGGTAGATTGAGTAATTTAGAATCTACATCGGCAAGTTTATTAATTGAAACTGCAAACTTAGAAACATTTAGTTCTTCTGCATTAACAAGATTAACTGCATTAGAAGTTGAAACATCTAATTTAGAAACATTTACTGCAAGTTTAAGTACAACATCAAATGTAAGATTTGGTTCGTTAGGTATTGGAATGGCAGCAAGTGGAACATCTGGTAGAATTGATGCAGCAAATGATGTTGTAGCATTCTCTACTTCGGATATTCGTTTGAAAGAAAACATTGTTCCAATTCCAAATGCATTAGATAAGATTTCTAAGATTAGTGGTAACACTTACGATTGGAGAGCAGAATTAAAAGATGTTCATGGATACGAAGGAAATGATGTAGGTGTAATTGCACAAGAAGTTGAAGCAGTATTACCACAATTAGTACAAGATAGAGATAATGGATATAAGGCAGTTAAATATGACAAATTAGTTGCATTATTGATTGAAGGTATTAAAGAACAACAAACACAAATACACTCTTTAACTTTGGAAATAGAAAAGTTAAAAGAACAAAAAGGTTTATAATAAATGTATGATGTTTACTACACAACCGCTGGAGGGCCTTGGTTCAATAGTGGTGCAGATATGTGGGTAACCGAATGGATAAAAGAAGTGGCACCTCATTTAGAAGTTAAGCCACTTCTTTTGTTTCATAGAAAGAGGCCCGATAATTACGAAGAATTTCCAATTGACATTGACCATATTTGGGAAACCAATGAGTTAGTTATTGACGAAATTCTAAAAGGTGCAAGAAACATTCATATATTACATGGACATTATACTCCTACGACCGCAATTCATAATAATTTAGATAAAATCAATTCAATTGTATTTCATAATTTGACAAAAGTGTCAATGATGTCACAAATAAATAAAGATGAATATTTGCATTGGTATGGTAATTGGGAATGGGAAAGTGAATTGATAGATAAAATTAAAAATAAAGTTTGGGTAGGATTGTATCATTTTCCATACAAAACGGAAAACTTACATCATATTCCAAACACATATCAGTTTACACATAATAAAGAATTAACAAATAATACTAAGATAGGATTTGCAGCAAGAGCAGAAGGTAGAAAGAATTTGGAATATATAGACGGAATAGAGTCGTATATTTCTACAAATTCAGAAACATTCAATAAGTATTATAGAAAAAAATATGGATATAAATTTGAAAAATCAAAAGTTTACAAATTTGACCATAAACATAAAGAAAGATTTTACGGATTAGATTGGGGAATATCACATTCTTGTTTTGAAAACGAACCATTTGGATATGGAATTTTTGAAGCAATAGATTGGGGTAAACTACCAATATTACATACAAAATGGGTAGACTTAATTGACTACAAATACAAAGCAGATAGTAAGGAAACATTTAAAGAAACCTACGAAATGATTTGTAAAGATGACTATGAAACCCGTAAAATAGAATTTGACAAACTTAAAAAGTGGATGATGTCTAATTTCTCTAATAAAGATGTATGGAAACAAAAACTTTTAGATATTTATAACGGAGATTAATACATAAAAATATGCCAAGGACAAACTTATCATTAGGAAATTTATTTAGAGCCGTTAGTGGTTCTGCAAGAAGTGGACAAGTATCATTAGGTGGATTATCAGGAAACACAAATGATAGTTCTTTAATTGGTTTTGCAACCGATTCGATTACAGTTACACCACCTACATTTACATATATAGTAGAGAGTACAACTGAAAATGCACAATTTACATTTAACTCAACGGGTTCTTTATTTTATTCAAAAGTACAACAACAATTGAATAACTATACTTGTTCTTTTAATAATGCAAATTTTACAACCGGTACAAGAACATCAGCTACAGGTCCATCAATTTTCCCAGTAACTCCAGCATCAATCGCTGCATCCAATTATTCGGAAGCATCTGCAACATTAACTATGGCATATGCAGATGGATATAATTTAGCTGCAACAAACTACGGAACTGCATCAACAAAAATATTATATGCAGTAGACGTTTATAATACAATTAACGAACCTGACTTTTGTTTATTATTTGGTACACAAATCGAATTAGCAAATGGTACAATGGTAAATGTTGAAGATTTGAATGTTGGAGACCAAATTAAATCATGGGTACCTGCAGGTCTACCGGATGAAAATTTAGACCCAGAAAGTGACCAAGTTGAATGGAGATTTTATTATTCGGATACTTTAGAAGGTTCTGCACAAAATGTAACAGTTACCGATTTGACTTTCAACTTTGCAGAAGGATATTTCTCAATTAACAATGGTTTAATTAAAGCAACCGAAACTCACCCTCTATATGTTTGGGATAATGAAATCGGAAAATACAAATTTAAAAATGTAGGTGATATATTACCTGGAGATAAATTGGTAATGCAAGATGAAACCGAAGTTGAAGTTAATAATATTGAAATTGTAAGAGACGATGTTGAAATTGTAACTGTAAATGTGGAAAATGCCGATGTATATATTTCAAATGGTTTAATTTCACACAATAAAGGAACAACAACACAACCATCAATACCTGCATCTGGATTAAGATTGTATGTTGACCCATCAAAATCAGCATCTACAAATGGTACCGATACAACAGACTGGTTAGACTTATCAGGATATAACACAGGTGTAAGACCTGCAGGGGTTGAAAATGCAGCAAGTATTACAGGTGGTAACCCATCGTACAACAACGGTGTGACTAGAAAAGAAAAATATTGGGCAGGAAATGGTACAAATCAATTCTGGTATAAAGATACTACTACAAATATTAATGGTGGTATTTCTCAATTTAATACCAATACTGGTACAATTCATATGTGGGTAAGACCTACGACAACATTGGGTGTAGCATCGAGAC